CAAGCATTTGACATTAAGAAAGAATTGACAAATGCAGGTGCAACTATGTCACACAATCTAAGTGATGTAGGTAACAGAGCATTAGAAAGTGGTTTCATTGGCAGAATTGCTGGTGTTGACATTTTTGAATCAACTGTTTTAGAAGGTGACTCAGCAGGTGAAATTACTGGAGCAGTAATGACTCAAGACGCATTAGGCTATATGCTAAAACGCGATATGAGAATTGAAACTCAAAGAGATGCTTCATTAAGAGCAACTGAAATCGTAGGTTCTATGGCTTACGGTACAGCAGAACTTTTTGACGCATACGGTATTGCTATATCATCAGACGCATCAGCACTTATTTCATAAGTGTTAGACGCATAGTATTAGGAAAGGGCGGAGCAATTCGCCCTTTTCTTTTGAAAAGTCTATGGTTTCCTGACAAACTGGTAAATACAATTACAACAAATTATGCGGTTTGGGAAGGACCTAAAGCGTGATATAAAGGACAGTATCCTATGGCGATTACACTAGCAACAATATCTGATATTCAGACATATGAACCAGACATTATAGATTTTGGTATTCCTGAATTTACAGATGAAATTTCAAAAGCACAAGCAGACGTATTTAGAGACCTAAGAATCCAATGGTGGCCTACATACCACAATGGCATTTATGATTTGGCAAAACTCACTATGAGCAACGAGCCAGATGAGGACCTATTCACTGCAAGCCAATTGACTAGAGCCTGTGCCTACAATGCACTAGGTTTTCACATCTATCCTAAACTCGCAAAATTTGAACCAGAACAAGATTTATTTGAACGCAAGATGGAGTTCTACAGAAAAGAATATTCCAGAGAACTAGATTTAGTATTGCGTGATGGTGTTGAATATGATGCGGATAGTAGTGGTACAGTCACAGATGACGAAAGAGAAGCAACTCACTATCTACGCCTCAAAAGGTAGATAGTTTATGTCAAACAGAGAATCAGCAGTAAAGAACATCATAGAAGTTTTGGAGGATATGAGTCCACCAAGACCCGTATTTGTGTCAAGAGAGCCATTTGAATTAGACAAGTTGGCAATGACACAATTCCCAGCAGTATTAGTAACCGCAGGCAATGAGACTCGTGAGGATCAAGCAATGGGCGGTTATAGACGTGGGATTATTGAGGTGAATATTAGAGCGTTTGTTCGCTCTGATGGACGCAAAGGATTCGTTCAAAGTGTTGATGAAAAACGCAACACATTGATTGAAAGAATAGAAGAAGCATTGAATACAGATCGCACACGCGAACTGGACACGGCACGGGCGGCAACAACACACGTTGCCTCTATAGAAGTAGTAGACAGAACTCCACCATTAGGTGAATTTGTTATGATTGCTGAAGTGCATTATTCATTTACTAAAGGAGCAGTATAATGGCTGTAACACAATACACAAAAATGATTGATAAAAACGGCGACACTATTTCAGTAGAAGAAAGCCGTGTTGAAAGATTTCTTTCTGAGGGTTGGACTTTATCGTCTAAACCTAAAGAAGAAAAAAGAGTTACTAAGAGCAAACGCAGTAAAAATAAAATTACAGCAGATGCCCAAGTAACTTCAAAAGAAACATCTGAGGAAGAAGAAAACGTATCTTTAGAAAGTTGGGGCGATAACCCAGAAGAAATTGATACATTGACTTATTCCTATGATGACTTTGAAACTGCCAAAAAGGAGAACTAAACTATGGCTACATTTACAGGTGAAAACGGTAAAGTAGAAATCACTTCAGATGATTCTGCAGGAACTACTACCGTTGCTGAAGTTCGTTCGTGGACAGTAGAACATACTAAAGATGTTATTGAAGATACTGTTATGGGCGATGCGGCAAGAACGTACAAAAGTGGATTACATCAATTCACAGGATCAATGGAAGTGGTATATGAATCAACTCATACTGCGGCTTCTGACGCTTTTGATCCAGCAAAGGACGGGGCTCTTACTGTAGAGTTTTATCCTGACGCAGCAACAGGTCAAAAATTTAGTGGTTCAGTACTGACAACATCAGTATCAAGAACTGCAAGTTTTGATGACTTGATTACTGCAACTGTTAATTTCCAAGGAAGTGGTGCACTTTCAATAGGCACTGTATAATTGGATGATTAGCATTAGTGTTAAAGGCACTAGACAGGTAGTCAACTTTCTTGAAAAAGAAAAAGAGAGATTGATTAACCAGATTGCTCAGGATACATTGGTGACGGCAAGATCCAAGACACCAATTGACAAGGGACAAGCGAGGCGTGGTTGGCGATTAGAAACTAGTTTCAAACAGCGAAAAATCGTTAACCGCGTACCTCACATTGACGCACTTGAGAATGGGCATTCAAAACAAGCACCTAACGGGATACTTGGACCTACTGTTAGGGAGATAACCAATAGGAGTTATAAATGAGTGAAGTAATGAGTAACATTAAGGGTCATTTTGCTGACAAGTTAGCAGGTGGCTTACAAAAGATATCAATTCCAGAATGGAAGACTGATATCTATTATAAAGGGGCCTATCCTTTTGCAATTGAGAGCAAAATTATTGCTCTACAACAAAAAGGACAGACTGTTGAAGCACTAGTTGAAAGTCTTATCTTAAAAGCATTGGACCCAGAAGGCAAACCAATGTTTCATAAGGCAGACAAAGTAACGCTAATGAATGAAGCAGATCCAGTTATATTGTTAAGAGTATGTGCAGAATTGAATAATGCAACTTCTGAATATGAGGAAGTAGCAAAAAACTAAAAGAGGACACTGAACTGCAACTTATTATTAGGGTTGCAGAGACCTTGCACAAAAGTATAGAAGAAGTTATACGAACTGTCAGTGTCCTTGAATTAAGGTTGTGGTACGAATGGTTTGTATTACAACAGGATAGAAGTAAGGAGACTATAGGTGGCAACACAACAAATAGAAATCCGCGCCGTAGATAAAACACAGGCGACGCTTGGAAAAGTTAATAGAAGTCTTGGCAACATTGATAAAAAAGCCAAAGATGTTAGTATTTCGTTTGGGCAGATTGCCGCACTAGCAGGAAGTGTCTTTGCAGGTTTAGGACTTGCTAAAGTTACATCAAATCTTGTTACAACTGGTAAAGAACTAGAAAATCTTCAAGTAAGATTAAAGTTCTTGTTTGGTAGTGCCAAAGAAGGTGGTAAAGCATTTGATGAAATGGCACAGTTTGCTAGTCAAGTACCTTTTAGTCTAGAAGAAATCCAAAAAGGCGCAGGCGTGCTAAGTGTTGTCAGTAAAGATGCTGAAGAACTTGGCAATATTATGCGTATCACAGGTAATGTGGCAGCAGTCACAGGACTTGATTTTAAAACAGCATCAGAACAGGTTCAAAGATCCTTAAGTGCAGGTATTGCCAGTGCTGACTTGTTTAGAGAAAAAGGCGTTAGAGATATGCTTGGTTTCTCAGCAGGTGCAACAGTATCAGCAGAAGAAACTGCAGAAGCATTTGAGAGAGTGTTTGGTCCTGGTGGCAAATTTGCAGGAGCGACTGATGCTCTAGCAGGCACATTGGAAGGAACACTTTCAATGATTGGTGATAAGGTATTCACGTTCAAGAAAACATTGCTTGAAGCAGGATTATTTGATTCACTAAAAGTACAATTTACAGCATTTGATAAACTGTTAAGTGACAATGCAGAAGCAATCAATAAAGTTGCTGCTATAATTGGTGACAAGTTAGGATTTGCTGTTTTCCAAGCGGCTGATTTTTTCAAAAACTTAAACGTTAATATGGAGGACCTAATAGTTGGTGCTAAAATAGCGGCAGCAGTGTTAGGTGGTGCAGGATTATTAGCAGTAATTAAAGGCGTAACACGCGGTGTCAAAGGTTTAACACTTGCAATGGCAAGAAACCCATTAGGACTGTTAGCAGTAGCAGCCGCAAGTTTAATTACATTCCTAAGTATGGAAAACGGCTTAGGTAGAACCATTGCACAAGTAACAGCGGTTATGAAAACGCTTGGCAACCTTGCAGGACAGATTGCAGTATTCTTTAAGGAACAACTAGGTAAAGTTGTTGAATTCTTAACAGGTGCATTTGATGGTTTTGTTGATTCTGTTATAAGTGGTTACAATGCAATTGCAGATTTCATACCATTC